TAAGTAAATCGTCCAAAATTGGCGAGATCGCTTTCGGTTATGTCGGTCAAAAGTTTAGCGGCGGCGCAACTACTCGCGATCTATGGGGCGGTTCAGAATTTGGATCGAATAAATTTAAACAGTTTCCGATTTGGTCTGGAACTACTGGTCGCGGATCGACCGGATATTTCATTTATCCAACTTTAAGAGCTGAACAATCCTATTTGATCGCTGAGTGGGAAAAAGCGTTTTCTACAATAGTTAAGAGGTTCGACTAATGGCTGACGGATCAAGAACGCTCAAACTCTCGATCCTTGCGGACGTAGATAACCTTAAAAAAGGACTTACTGACGCAAGCACCGAAACTGATTCATTTGGTACAAAGTTAGGCGATTTCGGCGTTAAGGCTGGCGCTGCGTTTGCCGCTGCTGGAGCTGCTGCCGCGGTTTATGCTGGAAAACTTTTAGTCGATGGCGTTAAAGCTGCGATCGAGGACGAAGCTGCTCAAGTAAAACTAGCTACAGCAATTAAGAACGTAACAGACGCAACGGACGCCACAGTCGCGTCGGTCGAGTCCTATATGGTCAATATGTAACGATCCGTTATCTTGTCCGCATTGTTGGCAACAGTAAGAATCTCGCCTAAGTATTCGCTCCCTGATCTTACGCCATTGAGTAGTGCTACCGTTTTTAATTGCTGATTCCATTAGTGCCAGCCCTTGTCTAAGTAATGCTTATATGCTAGACAGTAATCGCCTTTATACCGGTGTTTAATGTATCTAATACCCCAGTCTATTTGCCTGTAACCATCTAGGTTTAATAGCTTCTTGTTACGCATTTGTGGGATTCCATAATGACTACCATTAACAGCTCTACTATCGAACTTAGACTCTTTCATATATAGCTTATAAGCGCATTGATATTGCTTATCTTTAATGACTCTAGTATGTAAATAGAGTTTAAAGTTATCTTTAGATGATTGTGTATCCGCATAACTGGGACTCGGTATAGCCAACGCTAAACATAGTGCGCCCGTTAGTGAGGCTCTCCGCGAGCTCACCGGTCGCCCGGCTCTCGTCGAGAGAGTTGATCGTATCGAGCATGTCAAATACCGCGCAACATTGAGCGTGATCTTGGGCGTGTTCAACAGGGTGTGGATAACTTTCTTTAACTGTGGATAAGTATTAGCAGTCATGGGCAGTATTAAGATCGAAGTTGCAGTTATAACAACCCATGTGAACTTCACACTTGACGCAGACGTATAGGAATTGGATCTCGTCGCAGCAGCTCACTAGGTAAGTGTTGGCTGTCGTCCGATAGAATTGCTCACTCATTTAGATTCCTCCCAATTCTTATGGAATACCAAATCTATTAATTCGATCGTTGGACATGGATACTCAATACCCATTCGGCAACAGTGTTGGCAATATGGGCTATCCTCTAAAGGACTGTGTAAGAGTAAAATACTATGTAGAGCTTGAGCCATTACGTCCAAGCGAAACATTAGAGATTCTTTTTTGCCCATGACCATAATCTTTGCTTTTAGTTTTTCGTGTGTCATTTAGAGCCTCCCCAACCCGTACCCTTAAACACGATAGTAGGTGCGCTAAAGACACGGATCATTGGGTAACTGCAACATAATGGCGAAGTGTCTCCATGAGTATGGATTGGGTGATTCATCTCAAGCTCTGCGCCGCATTGGTCGCACCGGTATAAGTAACTAGGCATTCTCACTCCCAACCAAGCAGACTCCTAGTACGCCGCAAACCGTACACTCCAGCGTCTTAACTCCTGCTGGTAGCAGATCAGTCACGATTCTTTCGACTTGTAGCGTCTCACGCTTACAACGTCTACATTCAAATTTGAGCGTCGCCATAATTGCTTCTCCTTAGATTTTCCATTGGACGTAGGTTTATTTGACTGACCCACCATGAGCCGTCTTTATGCTTAAAGCGATCAGTCTTTGCTATGGCTACTGGTATCCACCCAACGACGTAATACACGGGCGACTTACCTGTAACTAGGACGGCAATATCCTCACCTCGATCACGCTCTCGAATAATCAAGTGACCGTCTTTCCAAGTCGTGTGCTTGACCTCGATTTGACTGCCTATGTCGGCTTGAGTCTTGAAGGTATTTATCGTCAGTTTAAAGTTTGGAATCTGGAAGTATTTAGCAGCTGCCAATTCGCTTCCAGCAGCTTCAGAATGACGCAGAATTGCTTCATGTAGATTGCCCTTGAGATCCTGATTATGGAAATTAGGATTCGTCTCAAAATAGGTTTCTCGTAGAAAGCCAGCCTTCGCAGCTTGAATTTCCTCGTCTCGCGTGAGTTTTATCGTAAACATTTAGAGCCAAATTGCTGGACATTGGTTGTCACGAAGCTTCTCTGAGCAAACCCAACCTGAGTATGGCTTGCCAGTTTTACCCGTTCCAGTTTTCCAAAGACGCGTCCCATGATCGCAACGTGGAGCTTCGTCTGGTTGTTCACCGGACAAGATTTGAGCCGCTACTTCGTCAACCGTTTTCGTCAAGTCCCAAGGATCATAAGACCCGTTAGGTACGGCTGGCTCTTGCTTAATAATTGGACGTTCTACTCGACGCATTTCCTCTAGCGACGGACGATTTGCGCCTTCGCTAAATTTAGATAATCCGCCTGTGTGTAATGCGCGCCCGATTGCTGAGGTGCTGCCATTTTCTAACGGAAAGCGATTGGCGTTCGATCTGATTTCCTCCGCAAAATCTGTCGCGAATGGTAACGAATCAGTAACGTCTTTATATATGTCAGTCTGAATGATGTAACGAGTTCCGTCTTGAAAGACGATCTTTACGTCAATTCGACCATTTGGGTATTGACCCCAGAACTTTTCAATTCGCTCGGCTACTGTCTCGTAGCCCTCAAGTGGATTTGCCATTAGTAGCTCCGAACGCGTTCTGTGGCGGCACGAAGTCCAGCTGCGCGACCACGATTAAAGCCTTCTTTGACGCCCTCTTTGAAGCCGATAGACCAGCCGACTAAAAACCAGCCGACACTACATAGCAACGCGACGGCTGCCATTTCCAAGACTGTAAACATATTAGCTCCCGATTCTAGGGAACGACTTATTCGCTCCCTGAATACAGGGTGAACTAGATTGCTGACAATTTCAAGTCTTACGCGTATTTAACGGCGTGTCGAATTGCTTATGAGCAAACTGTAAATTTCGTCAACACGGGCTTCGAGACGCGAAACCTGATCTTTAACGCTCGATCCAGAATTTGGGCGTAGCTCGCTTAGGTAATATTTAACCAAGTGCCTAACGCCCGTAAGAAACGCCACTAGAAGCGTGACAGTAGCCACGCCCATAGCAGCCCAATCGTTTGCGTTCACTTAGCCTTTGCCCCGAACGAAACGTCTTTGGGATTCGAGTAACGCATTAGAACGGGCACGATCCCAGCAAATAGTCCCCAAGCTAATTTTTTGGGATCTGTTTCGCCAGTCATGTAAACAGCCAACATTCCCGCGATTGCCGAACGTCCATAACTAGCACCGATAGCCTTTAGTTCTTTCATTACTTTTCTCCTAACCCCAGAGCCTTGATTAACTCTGAGACTTTTTTTGGCGAGATATTGATTTCAAAGTGCATCTCGTCTTTTCGCTTCTGATAGTCGCCGCCCCAAAAAAGCCCATATTTACGAGCTAAAGCCCGAAGCATAGGAACTTTCTCTGCTGGAAACGTGCCGACTTTGCCTAAAACGTGTTTCGTAGCGTTCAGATCAACCGCCGTGCCGGACGCGTGGTTGCTTAACTTGTCAGTTACTCCGCGAACTGATCTAAACGCATATCCCCAGTCGTCAAGTTGTCCACCGTCTAACGGCTCGATTAGCTCGTTGAACTCTTTACAAAATCCAACGATTAAAGGTGCTACGGCTTCAGCACAACGAATCTTTAGATCAGTCCCCGGAATTGCGTAAGACTTAATCTTGATATGCGCTGGCTCTTTAGCAGCTTCCCAACCGTTATAACTTGTTAGAGTCATGACAGCAATAAAACGGCTTCCTCGGCTGTAATGCCAAGTTTTTCCAATAAAGCAGCTTTGGCGTTTTCTTGAGCTTTTAGTTGATCGGCTTTGAATTTATCGACCTTAGCAAATCCAGCTAAAAATTCGTCCTCGGTAATTGGATCGCACTCGAGAAAAGTGATTCCAGAATATTCATTTCCAGATATTGCCCAACCACCATTAGGAATAAGCATATTTAAGACTTCTGAACCTTTAGCCATTACGCACCTATTTCCATGAGAGTAATCGTCGAAGTCGCTGAAGCTACTTGAACGGCTACTGTGCCCTGATTTGAATAATTCGCAAACTGTGTCTTGTAAGTGACCGCGCTGGTCGTTGCTGGACTGTCAAGATAATTCGTTCCAGTTGCGACGTTGTTTTGAATTGTTGTATTAGTAAAAGCGTCTAAAACCGATAAAGTAAGAATATTGCTAGCACCACGAAGCAATTTAAGCTGAACGCCGTTACCGGTGGCTTGATTGCTCTTATACATACCGTTTTGGTTTACTAACACTAGAATTTTGGAAGTCGTTGACGACGGTGTAATTGTTGCCGTTAAACCTGTGTCGATAAAAGTCGTCGAAGCTGATTCGACTTCTACTGATCGAGTCGCATTAACTACCTGTAAAACTTTTGCTGGCGTTGGAGTTTTCCACTCTGGAGCGGTTGCGCCTGTATTGACTGTCAATATCTGTCCAGCTGTGCCAATTCCCAAACGTGTTACGGTACTCGATCCAGTTCCGTAAATTACGTCGCCAGCGGTTGTTACAGTTGATTTTGGAACGGCGGCAGCTGCTAAATCATAAGATGTTTTAACCGCGTTAGCTGTTGCGGCTAAAGTTGTTGAAGTGCTAGAAGTTGAGTCGCTTAATTGAACTGCGCCTAAGTTTGAAGTCGTACCGTTTAAAATTCCTACTGATACGCTGCCAGATGTTCCGCCGCCGGTTAATGGTGAGCTAACGGTTACCGCTGTAATGTCACCGACGTCATTAGTTATCCATGTGAAATCCATGTCGGTATTTGAGGCTTTTGAAAGAATTTGACCTGAAGTTCCGCCCTTTAGGTCAGCCATTGTCGTATCTACGGCTTGACCAAATACCTCGAAATCAGCTGGTAAATCAGTAACCAGATCAGTCGGTGTTGGCATTTGCCAGCCGAAGTTACTCGTTGGGTTTGTCATGTTTTCTCCTTATGCCACTACTAACGCGTTTTCCCACGTTAGCGATCCGGTTATAGTATTCCACGATTCAGCGATTGGAACTTGCTCCCACTTCATAGCTTGTAAAGAATAAGCCAGCGGTGAAAGATTTACGGTGACGGCTAACTCGTTATAAGCCGCCTTGAATGTCCAGCCCTCGACGAAGCCAGCAAACGTCGATCCCATGTTCAACGGTAGATCGCTAATTCGTAAAGGTAAGCCCATGAATACGTTAATCAGCGAATCTCGATCTGCGTCGTCTAACTCTGGATTTGTAAGCTGATAAGTGATCGCTGTGAGGTTGGCTTGAGGTGTAGCGCGTAACTCTAGATAGAACGCAGCTTGATCCTCGGCGTCTGTTTGATTCTTTAGAGTCGTGGTGATCTGTTGACCTAAACGACCATAAAGCGCGATTGAATCGACGTCCTCTAGTGTTACCTCTGACCCACCGTTTGTCTTGTATTTGAGCGAAATCTCGTTGCGTACGTCTCCAGCTCTGGTTTCTATTTTAAGCCCATTAAATAAGGCTTGATTTGCTGTGACGTCGGTGTAACCATAAGTCGCCAAATATGTTGAACGGTGAGTGCTGTCTGCGTATGAAATTCGACCGCTGGCGTCCTCGTAAATATAACCAAGCCCAGAAGTTGCCAATAATGAAACTAAAGAATAGACGTCAGTTAGGCTTGCTGTACGAGAATCCAGATCATAATTGCCCGGTCTGTCAATTTCGCCAAGTCCTACGTTCTGAGCATTTGCCCAAGTTTCAGTTGGGTCGTAATTATCCCAAGTTAATGCCGCTGGAACTTCGCTCCAGTTGTTAATAAGCAAATCCTGAAGGACGTGCCAAATCTGATCGCCGTCGGTATCTGAAGCTAGCGTTCCTAAAGTCAAAGCTTTAGGTAAACGAGAAAGCGCGCCAAGTGCTGTAATGCCAATTTTCTGGTTTATCCCAGTTGATCCAGCAGCTGTGACTTCAATACTGAAATCGACTATCGTGCCACCAAATATTGGAACGAAAGTATCTGTCGAGTCTTTGATTCGAATAGTTACTGAGTCGTTGATATTAAGCAAAACTGGGCTTTGGTCTAGATTGATCAGCGAAAGATTGGCGTATCCTGCTTGTGCTTGTTGATAGATATTTGTGCGCCCAGAAGTGATCGTGAGATCAGCTAGAACGTATTGTGTATATGCGACGCCATTTATCGTCACACTCCAAATCGGATTGAATACTGTCATTAGAACGCCAAGGCGTTTGCGCCGTTTGTGCCGCGATAATAAGAATTATTTAGCACGTCCACGATTCGACGAGCTGTACCCTCCTGGTCGATTGCTCCGCTGACGTTGATAAATATATTTCCGCCACCGCTGCCGCCTAATTGGTTATTTGGCACGATACGACCTGATCCATTTGGAACGAATAACTCTGCACCGCGTTCGCCCACGATATAAGGCTGGTTTGCTGAAACTGTTCCGCCATTGGCTAATTCTGGAATCAACGCCAAATCTTTTGAACCGGGTTTTAAATTGTTTACTATGTTATAGCCCTTGATAAGTAAGTTAACGACCTTGATTGCTCCGTTAATACCAGCGACAACGCCTTGAATAGCTGCGCTTACGCCGTTGATAATCAGCGCAACGCCTGACCAAGCTACCTTGAAAGTCGTACCCAAGAACGTAGCGAATGGTTTAGCAATAACAAGGAACGCCGTAATACCTACTCCGAGCAGCTTAAAGAAGCCCGTGTTGTCCTCGATTAGTCCACCAATAGCTTTGAACACTTTCTGAACTGATTCAATTACTGGTAATAAAGCAGCTTTGAAAATTGGAACGACATACTTGTTCATGTAGTCCCATAGAGCAGTCAAACCCGGAATAAAAGTGTCTTTGAAAAACGTACCTAAAGCTTCGAAAACTGGTTGTAAATCCTCACCAATATCTGTGGCTAGTGTGCTTAGGGTTGGAATTACTTTGTCGACGAATATCGTGACTAGTGGAGTTATGGCGTCAAGTACGAACGCTCCGACGGTTTCTTTACCTTCATCAAAAGCAATCTTGAGACGATCCATTTTGCCAGCGAAAGTTTCAGCCGCAGCGTTAGCAGATCCTTCGTATGTATCCGTAACAGCTTGAATTGCTTCGTCGAAAGACATTGTTTTAAGTTCGGCAGCTGTTAAACCTATGTCTAATTTTGCTAGTGCTGCGGTATTACCGTCGAACGCTTTAGCAATTAAATTTGAAGTGGTCTCGAGTGATTTTCCTGAACCGACTGAAGCGTCAAGAGCAACGCCTTGTAATTTCATAGCCGCTTCGACGTCGCCCGTACTCTTAACCAAACGAGCAAACGACGGACGTAATTCGTCATCTGAAACGCCAACCGCAAGTGCTGTTTGCGTAATGTATGACTCGACTGAAGCAATAGTTGCGTCTGTTGCGTCTGTAACGTTCTTGATTGCTGTGGCTAGTTTTACCTGAGCAGCTTCGTCCTCGGCAGCGGCTTTCACGCCGTCGACTAGCAACGCTCCAGCGTAAGCAAGTGCCGCTGTACCAGCTACGGCAAAAGCAGCTCCTGCGGCTTTGCCAAAGTTAGTTAATTTACCGCCGAAAGTGTCTGTATCTGTTCCAGCGTCAGTAAGTCCTTTTTTAAGATTATCGACGTCAGCTAATATCGAGAGCTTGAGCGTTCTTGATCCAGTAGCCATTAGTCAAACCTCTTTACAATTTGGTCGAACGCCTTTTCCCATTCTGTAATCAAATAGGACTGTTCAGCTCTTAAAGTCGGATAAATAAAATACCCGGTCGAGCCGCGACCAGTTGAACCTGACCAGATTGGAAATTGCTTGTATTTATTAGAGCCGAATTCTGAACCGCCCCAAAGTTGTTGCGTGGTTGCGCCACCGCTGAACTTTTGACTCGCATAACCGATTGAGAGTTCACCGATCTTTGACGATTTGCTTACCTTTGATCCTTCAGCAATTCGGCTGGCAACCGCTGACGAATTTAGAGTGTAAGCCTTAGAGACGATCTTGCCCTGAAGGTAACTTGCTAAAGCTCCAGATTGTTCTTTGGCTTGGGCGATTGCTTCGTCGTCCATAGCCTTAAACGCTGAAGTAATGGCGCGAAGTTCAGCTTTGTCATACTGAATAACCTCGTTACTTTCCGCCATTTCGCTTCTCCAATATCTCTAAAGCTGTAAGTATGTCGTCCGCGTCAACCCACTCACTCATTGGAATTCCCGTTGCGATCGAGAGTTCAATTATTAAGTGACTTAGGCTTCCGCGTTCATGTCTTTTGGGTTTGAATCAGTATCTCCGACCGTAATATCTGTCACGGTTTCAGCCCATACTTCGAACGGCTTAACTGGCTTACCAGCAGCTTCTCGTTTCATGGCGTTATACGCTAAAAACATTAGGTCGGCAATACCGATCTTTTCTTGAGCTTGTTGAATCGTATATCCGGTCTTTTGTTCCCATTTCATGAACTCTGGCGGTTGTGCCACATATTCATTTATAGAACCATTACCCGTTTCAACCTTGATTGCTAGTCTCATGCTCCCGATCTCCTTTTATTAGTCTAGTGCTGGTGTTGTTGCGCAGATGAAGCTAAGTGACGCAGTTAAAGCGTCTGGTGCTGTACCGCCCAAGTCTGGGAATACTGGCATTACTGTAAAGGTGTACGCGACGCCGTTTACGGTGAAAAGAATTGGAAGTGTTGTGTTTGCTGCTCCTGCAGCTGCGTTCCAAAGAGCTTCGCAAAGTGAACCAACCGCGCCGAAATCTTGAAGCAGTTCAACGTTGAAAGTTCCTTGTGTGTCTACGGTGTAATACGCCTTACCGTCGAGAGTCTGATAAGTGTTTGTGGTGCTTTCGATTGTAAGTGTCGCGCTTGTTGCTTGAGCGTCGAAATTGTCACCGTCGATTGTGAAGGTGATGTCGCGCCCGGTGATGATATTCGTCGCCATTTGTTTTCCTTTGTTAGTTTACTTGTTGATAGTAAGTCGAGACGTTTATGTCCACGATCAGCAAATTAGACGCACCAAGCGTCGTAATTGACGGACGTGAAACGTCTCCCACGGTGTAATTCGAAGGAATCGCACCGAGAATCTGGATTGCGAGCTTCTCGAGATTATCGAGTGCGCCAGCGTTGTTGTTATACGCAACAGCTGCGGAAACTGTGAAATTTACCTTCACACGAACCGCGCTGCCCAATAATTGAGTCTCCAAATATGGTGAATCTGGAATGATGATCGCACACGGAGGAATTACTGCCTCGGGTACTGATTCATAAACTGAAGCCGTGACTGTCGCGAGAGCTGTTGCCAGCGGTGCGCGAACGTCTGCTTGAATACTTGTTGGCATTAGACAGCCATTGTTTCAACGTCAAGAAACGGTGCTAGTAAACCGACCACGCGATTCTGAAGTGAGCGACCAAGCACGAATGGCGTTGGTTGGAAATCTACTGAAGCTGAAGTGTTGCCCGGTGCGATAATTGACTGAAATACTTCAACGGAAACGACGAGCAACGCTGACTTAACTGGTGCGACGTTAGCGTATACGTCGTCCACGCTCGCGCCGTCTAATACAGCCGTCCCAGCTGGAATAAACGGTGTTAAGTCAACGTCGGCGTCGTTTGTTGCCGAAGTAAAGAAATAAGGTCGTACTCGATCATCTGTGACTGTAACTGTGCCGTCGAAATCACCGCAACCAGCGATAATTACCGATTGTCCCGGAACGAAATAGTTAACGCGCTGAGTTTCATAAAAAATCACGCCGTCTTTGATATACGCCGAAACGACTGCCGACTTGTATTGAGTAAGTAACGGCAGAATTGCGCCTTCTGCGCTGGCAATAATTTGCTCCAGATAAGCGTCGCTGTAAAGAGAATCGCTCACGCCTAAGACGTCACGAAGTTCTGTGGCTGTCAATAATGGCATGAGCGATCCTCTCTAGTACGACTCGGACGCCTCGGGAGCGAAACGTCCGATGTTTATTTTTCTAATTAATCCTTGTCGAACGCATATGCGCCCGCGCCAATTTTGGTCGCTGTCGCGCCATAACCGTACATAAGGATTCCAATAGAACCGTCAGAAATTACATTGGTGCGAAGTTCCAGACGTGGAGATTCATACCAAGTATAAGCGTCACGGTTGATGACATACATTGAGTTGTCACCTGTGCCTGATAGTGCTGTATCAACCCATAGATCGAGACCATTTACTGATCCGCGAAGTGAACGTGGCTGTGCGTTACCAGCTGCGTTTTGTGGTTGTAGAGCGTTGTAGATTGGGCGTCCGTCGACCGAGAAAGACATAATGCGTCCCCACATTTGTGGAGATACAACGATCGCGTCAGCGAACTTGAAGGTGTTTGCGTAAACGCTTACTGCTCCAGCTGAAACCCAAGCAAGCAATTCTGCTGCTGTGATGTCTGTGCCATAACCAGTCGCAGTCTTTGTTGCGCCAGCGATAATCTGTGCTGAGTTGTATGCGTTTGTTGCGCGAGCATATTGCGAAGTGAGAGTTGAAATTAGCTCGGTGAAAAATAATGGGTCTGATCGGTCTGCGAGTTCGACTGACATGACCTGAGAACCCTTGAAAGACTTCACGTCAACGTCGATGAAATCTGTTTGAAGTTCTGTTGCTGTGATTGCTTGTAGTTCGTCAATTTGACTTACTACTGGCAGTTGAGTTACACGAGGAATCTGGAAAACAAGTCCTGCGTCTGGAAGTGTGCCGCTAGAGATTGAATCAATAGACGCGCGAACGTTGTCTGATAGACCGTTCACTACTTCGCGAAGCTGACGAGTTGGGATTAAGCCCGGATTGTCTGAAGTGCTTGTTGCTGCTGCGATAAAAGCGCGAGATTGCTCGTTACCACGGGCAGCTGCGACTTTGTGCATTAGGAAAGTCTCTGGTGAGACTACTGGGTTGCGTGTTGCTATGAAATTTACAGGCTTTGCGATTGAAGCTGCCTGTACCTGTGCTGAAGCTTCTACCGTCTCGGCGGCAGTTGGCTCTGTGACGGTGTTTTCCACGACGTCTCCTTCTGTTGGTTGTTGTGGTTGTGCTTCTGCCTCATCTGTTGACGATTCAGAATTTTCTGGTGCTGTTGTAGCTGCTACGTTTGAAACGCGAGCAGAATCGAACGCTGGATTGTGAGTCAACGCAACGCCAACAAGTTCAGCTGAATTGACGACCATTGTTCCGTCCTCGTTGTAACCGAAATCTTTTGCGTTTGCTTCTACTGAAAAGCCGTCACGCAGTCCGTCGATCGCTTCTTGAATTGCGTCTGTGCCAGCAGTTGTTTTGCTGATCTTGAAAGTTGCTGAGATTGACTTACCGTCTGGAGCAAGTTCCATATTTAGAGTCTTACCGA